CGATCACGGCTTGTTCAACTTGAACGATTTCCTTCCTAAGCGTCCAAGTGAAGAAGAGCTGAAGATCATGCAAGAAATGTTCGAAGCCAGTGTAGACGGGCAACCTTATGACCCAGAACGTTGGGGATCTTACTTCCGTCCAGCAGGCTTTAGTGCTCCTGTAACTGCTCCAATTAATGGCTCTGGACCAGCAAGCACTCCTGTAGCGGAAGCAACTCCAACGCCGACTCCTGCACCAATTCCCCCTGTGGCAGAGTCGGCCGCTGAGTCAGCCCCTGTTGCTGAGGCACCAGTACAAACTGAGGCACCAGCAGGCAATCAAAAGGCTGAAGACATCCTAGCGATGATTCGTAGCCGTCAACAACAATCGTAAAAAGTAATGGGCAGGTATCCCCTGCCCTTTTTTACCTATGAATGGAATTCATCTTGTTGTTTTTTGTGCTATTGATTACCAGCATTTTTTACATGATTGTATTGCATCAGCAAAGGATAATATACAGGATAATATTTTAAGTATCACTGTGGTATCTAATGCCCAAATACAAACAGAACACAAACTTTTATTGGATAAAGACATATGGGCAAAAATTGATCCAGACTTTGAATTCAAGGGTAACTTGTATAAACACAACTGGGTAAAACAGCAAATTATAAAACTACATCTTGATTATTTTTTTGCAGGAAACATTCTAGTGTGCGATGTTGAAGTACGTTTTAAACAAAAACTCAAATGGTGTTCAGAAGACAAGTGCAAGGTATATTCAATGGATCGGCCAGGCGGCGATGATAGTGAAGTATTTGTATACGAGCTCTTAGGAATTTGTCCTAACAGAGGTTATCTTTCTGAAGCAAGTATTTTTGCAAGTGATTTGCTTTGCGATTTACGTCGTGATATTAAAAACAAATTTAAAAACACTTTTTTACAAACTATCTGCAACATTGTTTTTGATGATTTCAGAGCATCTAGTCCGGAACTTACAGTTTTTATGAGCGAGTATGAGTTATACAACAACTACTTGATTAACTTTCGCAAAGATCGAGTGTGGTTAGTTGTGCCGCACAACGAATGTATGTATTCGAGCATTGAACACGGTTTGCAAACTAAACTGTCTACATCAGACACCCAATGGATAAATTTTTATGATCAGGTTAAAGATCCAACATGGCCTGATTGTAATAAAGAAGAAGATTTTGTAAAATTACCAAAACATATTCAGCAAGAATGTATAGAGGTATATGGATATAAACCAATTTAGTCTTAGATTTTTTTTGAAAAAAACCATATCTTATAATCTAGACATAATAATGAATACATAGTATTATATATTAAGTGCATATAGGAAAAAATTTAGTTGAAACATTTATTGGTTGGTTGTAGTTTTACAGATCCACTAAAGCACCCGAACACCGAAGAACACAAACTTATTGGAGATTATATATGGCAAAACCATTTGACGTAAGCAAGTTCCGCAAGGAAATTACAAAAAGCATTGACGGACTCAGCATTGGGTTCAATGATCCCACTGATTGGATCAGCACAGGAAACTATGCACTCAACTATCTTATCTCAGGAGACTTCCACAAAGGTGTTCCACTGGGCAAGGTTACAGTGTTTGCCGGAGAATCAGGCGCAGGTAAGAGTTACTTTGTATCAGGTAACATTGCTAAAAGTGCTCAAGAGCAAGGCATTTTTGTTGTGATGGTCGACAGCGAAAACGCATTGGATGAGCAATGGCTTTTAGCACTAGGTGTGGATACCAGTGAAGATAAACTGCTAAAACTTAGCATGAGTATGATCGATGATGTTGCAAAAACTATTTCAACATTCATGAGCGACTACAAAGCGTTACCCGATGGAGAGCGTCCTAAGGTATTGTTTATCATTGATAGTTTGGGCATGCTGTTGACACCTACTGACGTTGATCAGTTCAGCAAGGGTGATATGAAAGGTGACCTAGGTCGTAAGCCTAAAGCACTTACAGCATTGGTGCGTAACTGTGTAAACATGTTTGGCAGTTACAACGTTGGCATGGTATGTACTAACCACACATACGCAAGCCAAGATATGTTTGATCCAGATGACAAGATCTCAGGCGGACAAGGCTTTATCTATGCATCAAGTATTGTGATTGCAATGAAGAAGATGAAGCTCAAAGAAGATGAGTTAGGTAACAAAATCTCAGACGTGCGTGGTATTCGTGCAGGCTGTAAAGTTATGAAAACACGATATGCAAAGCCGTTTGAAGGCGTGCAGGTTAAGATTCCATATGAAACAGGTATGAATCCGTATAGTGGACTCGTGGACATGGCTGAGAAAAAAGGCCTGTTGGTTAAAAGCGGCAATCGCTTGATGTTCGAATCCAAGTCAGGTGAGCAGATCTTACAGTTCCGCAAAGCATGGGAATCAAACGAAGACGGGTGCTTGGATAAACTAATGCTCAGTTTTAAAGAAATAGAAGATGAGGTAAGTACAGACACTACAGATGTTGACATTGTAGAAGAACAACAAACAGAGGAGTAAAAATGTCTATCGATCTTGCTGTACAAATGTGGAAAGAATCTCGCAGGTTTATTCACGACTCATTTGATAAAAAAGAAGCCGCAGAAGCAGTATCAACAGTGCTAATGGAACACTTTGACGCTGACGATATTGCTGAAGCATTTAAGTTTGATAAAAATATCATCAACAGCATCGCAGAGTACATCAATGATGATGAACTTGAAGAGCTAGATGATTATCATGATGATGATGAATATTAATGTGGTACTCACGGGTTACAAATAGCCTCGGCAACATTCCTGACTTTATTGCACATTATGAAGCAGAACTGCAAGGTGCTAAAAGTGAGTGTAGGGTTGGCGGTGTTGTTGAACGTAACATTCGTGATCTTCCAGGTATAACTGAGCACCGTTTTAATCAACTACAAGAGATTGAAGCGGTGCTCAACTATCTCAACATTCAACTGCGCAAAATACGCAGAAAGCATTTCCAAAAGTATCTTGAAAACTATGCCCGAGCACTTACCAGCAGAGACGCTGAAAAGTATGTGGACGGAGAAGATGAAGTTATTGACTTTGAAACCATTATTAATGAAGTAGCATTGCTTAGAAATAAGTGGCTGGGTATCATGAAGGGATTGGATACCAAGCAATGGCAGATGGGACACATTGTGCGTCTTAGAACTGCCGGCATGGAAGATATTAGCGTATGACGCCTGAACAATATAAAAACAAACTTTTTGGTATTATTCAAGGCAAAGATAAGTTTGAAAGAGGTGTAAAATATATTCGCCACTGGGATCATCATTGGCTAGAGAAAAACTACGTTGCAGATACTGTAAATATTGACGGTATAGGTACCGCACTAGATGTAGGCACAGGTGTTGGTGTACTTGGTTATGTGCTACAACAAAAAGGTATCCACGTTGAAGGCACTGATATTGATGAAGAAACCACAGGGCCAATATTTAAACAGTGTTGTGATATTATTGGTATGCGTAGACATTATCTTAAGATAGAACCGCAAAAACCAATGCAAATAGGCAACTATGATTTGTTTATTGCTACACGCACAGAGTTTGATAGACAGTTTACATCAGAAGAGGATTGGTTGTACTTTGTTGACGATGCTTTTAAACACTTCAAACGTATCTTTATCAAGTTCAATGTAGCAAGTAAAAGTCCTCCACCACATTGTCCACTGTGTCTAAAAAAATACATGTGGCTTCCACGTGGCTTGGGCAAGCCACGCAGAGCCTGGTATTTGCAGTTAGACCGTGAACAATGGCAGGAAGAAGTTGGCAAATCCTAAAGTTTACGCAGTAAAAGAATTGCTGTGGACCTATCATCCTCTTCATTCCACATGGCATACCTACAGTTACCATAATCAACGCCATTTACTCGAAGAAGCCGATGTACTTGTACAAACCAACATTGTTGGCAGTAAAAAGAAAAAACACCAGCCCATGTACAACTACATTATCCAAACTGGCAAGCCCTGGATAGTTGCTGAAAGTGCTGTGTTTAGACGTAACATGGTGCATCCACCTGCACCAAACGCATATCACAGATATAGTTGGTACAGTTATCTACGTGACGAAGCAATTTATTGCAACGAAAATTCACCAAGCGATCGTTGGTTACAAATACAACAAGAACAAAACATCGAAATCAAACCCTGGCGCACACAAGGTGAGTATGTTTTACTATGTCTACAAAAGCCAGGCGATAGTAGCCTTGCAAGATTAACCGCCAAGTATAAAACCTACGATGTTTTTATCAGTGAAGTTCTCAACCAAATTAGAGCAAACACTGATAGGAAAATTCGTATACGCATGCATCCACTTAGACAAGATCGCCAATTGTTAGCCATTGAAAGTGCTCAGTTGAGTGTTAAAGACGTTGAAGTTAGCCCTAACAGTGGCGGCGGCAATGGATTCAATGGTGGAGATGGTCTACAACGTGATTTTGATAATGCCTATGCTGTGGTGGGTTTCAATAGTAATGCCCTCACTGAAAGTGTGTGCGAAGGCATCCCTACTTTCAGTTTATGTCCAGGAAGCATGGCAATGCCCATGGGTACCAACGATCTTACACGTTTAGAAAGTCCTTTAACTCCTGACAGGACACAATGGCTTTATGATTTAGCCTATTGCCAGTGGCGTGAAGATGAGGTAGCAAGTGGTAAGATGTGGGATCATCTACAACAAGCATGGCCAATGGTAAGAGATACACGCAAGCAAAGACCAGACTGGCCTCTAGTGTTACAAATTAAAGAACAGCAAAAAAATATGCCACCAAAAAGTTTACGCAAACTTAGAAAGGCCAGTAGCCTGTGATATAAATTCATAATCACGTGCGTAATAATCAGCAAAGAAATTTTTTTGTTCATTTGTTATTTCTATATCAACATGATTGCTTGCATTTTCAAACAAATCTGGTATAGTGCTACTAGTAATGTCTTGGATTATGGTCTTAAATTTTGTGTTTAAATCCTGCGTATAAAAAACACTGTCATAACGATTGACATCGCAACCAAGCCAATCCACTTGAGGTCTACAATGCCGACCAACATCGGTGCCTTGTAATACTAGATCTTTAAAATTGTTGCAGAACCATTCCCAACTGCAATTTTCAAATTCATCCATGTTTTTTGTGTATACCCTATCTCTATAGGCACTTAACAACCTGTCAATAGGATCACGCACAACTGCAAACACAAGGTCTGGTTTTTGATTACACCAATCAATAAAAAAAGTTTCTTCTAGCTGTCCAGGATTTATCAAACATCCTGCATTACTAAGGGTGCGTCGACATTTAGTCTTACTGAGTACTTTGTTAGTGAGATGGTATGCAATAATATTTGTAACAGTGCTTATACCGCATTTTTGAGGAACCACAACAGCAATTACAGTATCTTTAACTTGCACGATCATAAAGTTATTTAGTGCGTATATAATGGTTATAAATACCTACATGAAAATCGTATTAGTCACTGGTGGATTTGATCCACTGCACAGCGGACATATCCGCTATTTTGAAGAAGCAAAAAAGTTAGGTGATCGACTTATTGTTGGCGTCAACAGCGATGCGTGGCTCACACGAAAAAAGGGCAGACCTTTTATGCCATTAGAAGAACGTGCAGAAGTTATTCGCGCATTAACAATGGTAGATGCTGTAGTAGCATTTGGTGATGACTATGATGCAGACGGCAGTTGTAAGCGTTTTATTGAGGACAGTTGTTGGAACTATGAAGAAGATGAAGTTGTTTTTGCTAACGGAGGGGATCGTACTACAGGCAATATTCCTGAGATGGAAGTTGTTGCTGAGAATCTCAGTTTTACATTTGGCGTTGGCGGCACAGACAAAGCTAACAGCAGTAGTTGGATACTTGCGGAATGGAAAGCACCAAGAACAGAACGACCTTGGGGATATTACCGAGTACTGCATGAGGAACCAGGAATTAAAGTCAAAGAACTAGCGGTAAAACCTGGCCAAAGCCTAAGCATGCAAAAGCATGATCAACGCAGTGAATACTGGTTAGTAAGCGAAGGTGTTGCTCATGTGGAGCATCAACCTAACACCTGGGAAGGAGAAATTGTCCGTCGCCTTCACAAACACGAAGATGTACACATACCTGTACACAGTTGGCATCGACTAAGTAATACCACAGACAACCCAGTTAGAATAATTGAAATACAGTACGGTGAAGATTGTAGAG